TCCCGCGCGGTTGTCTTGTTCGTTACCGCGAATGGTACGGCATGAAGCCTGGCCAGCCGAATGTTGGGCTTAAGCTCCCGGCCGAAGATGTTGGTAAGGGACTTTGGAAGCGCGAGGAAAGTGACCCGCGGCCTCGCTATGGAGTGCTGGATCCGTCGGCGTTCAAAGAAGATGGCGGCCCGTCGATTGCTGAGCGCATCATGGGCGGCACGAATTACAAAATCCTGTTTAATCGCGCTGACAATGCGCGCGTACCAGGGCGCGGGGCAATTGGTGGCTGGGATCAAATGCGAGCGCGGATGGTCGGCGATGGTGACGGGTTGCCGATGATTGTTTGTTTCTCGACGTGCACAGATTCAGTGCGGACTATTCCCGTTTTGCAGCATGATCCCGATCGGCCAGAAGATCTCGATACCAACATGGAAGATCACGCGGGTGATGATTGGCGCTATGCATGCATGTCACGGCCGTGGGTGAAATCGTTGCCGAAACCGGAGACCACAAAATTCTCTGGTTATGCTCCAGCGCGTAGCTCAGTCGCGGCGGACTCGGCGTTCAAGGTGATGTGATAGATAATGGCTGAGGTGTGGCTGAAGTTTGGTGAGCGCAACGACATTCACGACGAAGAGATTTTCTCTGATCGGAAGAATGGTCGTCTTCGGCGCACACCTGAAGAGCGGGCAGTTTTCTCCAAGAGTTGTTCTGCGCAAGTTCGTGCTGCGGCCGATGCTATGTATGAGCGATTTGTTGAGTTGGATATTGAGCCGCCTTTTGCTGCGGATGACTCGGCGTGGCCAGACTTGGCTGATATTGCACTTCGTACAGCGGCGAAAGTTAAGTGATTAATGGCTAGCTCAGCGCCGCAATCCAACAACGTCCCCGTACAGTTCCGACGCAAAGCAGAGAGGGAGCGCATCGTGCCGCCCGTTAGCAAAGCACAGAACGCTGCGATGCAAGCCGCAGCTGCAGGCAAGTCAACGCTTGGCATCTCGAAGGATGTTGGCGAGGAGTTCACCGAGGACATGGGCGGAGGCGATGTGAAGGCGTTGCCCAAGCGCAAGACGAATAAGCGTGAGGATCGGCTGCGTGCGCTGGGTCGGATCAGCGACAAGCAGGCGGCGAAACTGGGAAAGTAGTATGTCGACGTCGCGTCGTGGGTTCTTTGTGGCGTTGGCCGGTGGAGCTGTTGCTATTCCGACTGCTGCATTTGGTGCGTCGTCAGTTGAGATTGCTAGCGCCTCAGATTATGCACTAATGCCAATGACGTTGGGAGCTAAGAAACGACTTGCGAAGAATCTTAATTGGACACGAGATGAAGTGGCGCGCATTTTAGCGCGTAATTATGCAGTGCCAATCAAATATAATCGCATTGGTTCATCGGGGATTGCGAAGTGACCATCACTGTCTTCGTCGAACTCCTACCGATCGAGCTTCGTTGCTTGGTCTACGAGTTCGGCTCGGAGGCAGTCGCGCGGCTTATTGCAGATGGTTATCGCGATCCAATTCAAATGCGCGCGTTGCTTTTGTCGCGTTTGGAATTAGCTAGGCGCTATCGAGAAGAAGTCAACAAGGCGTGGCGCTCGGCGCCATCGTGCTGCGTGCATACGGTTCACTAGATGTCAGCCATTGACCTTGTTCAAACGCGTCCGACAGGCTCGCGTGTCGCGCTGTCGCGTGCGCGTTACGACGATGATGGCGATGAGACCCCAAAGGGCTATCTTTCAGTCGAAAAGCTGCATAAGCAGGTTCGTGATTATCTGACGATCAAGCAGCCCGAGATCGAAGAGCAGCGCGAAGGGCGCCGCTATTACCATTGCTCTCATTATACGGCACAAGAGTTTGCAATTCTTGCTAAGCGTAATCAAGCAGCGATCACATTCAATTATGTTGTTCGTAAGATAAATCAGATTTGTGGTGTTGTTCAGCGGCAACGGCAAGATCCAAAGGCCTTTTCGCGTACACCAAAGCATGAAGAAGGCGCAGAGTTAGCGACTGCAGTTATTCGTTACGTGCTTGATGCCAATCTGTGGAAGATAACGGATTCCGAGTGTATCCGTAAGGCCGGTTACGAGGGTTTGACGGGTATTGAATTGGATTTGCGGGCGGGCGATAAGGGTGATCCTGATGTGTCACTTGCGCCGGTTGATAGTGAAAATTATTTTTATGATCCAAAATCCGTGAGACCAGACTTCTGTGACAAGAAGTATGATGGGATTATGAAGTGGAAGGATCTTGATGATGTCATCGAGATGTTTCCAGATTATGAAGACGAATTGCGTAGTCTTGTTGGCAACGGGTCTGATCTCTCAAGCGAGTCTGATCGCGACAACAGGCTGTCGTTTATTCGCGGCAATCAGATTCGGTTGATTGAGCATTGGTATAGGTACAAAGGTCGATGGTGTTATTGCTTCTAAGTCGGGTTTACCAAACTCGATGAGGGCGAGTCGCCATTTTTCGATGAGCGCAATCAAAGCATGTCGCGCTTTGTCATGTTCTCGGCTGCGGTTGATCAGGATGGGGATCGCTACGGGTTCGTGCGCAATTTGCGCGGTGCTCAGGATGAAACTAATCATCGACGGTCAAAAGGTCTTTACACTGCTATTTCCAATCAAATGGAAATTACTAAAGGCGCAGTTGACGATATTGAGGTTGCCCGTCGGGAGCGTAATAAGCCGGATGGCGTTATCGAGAGAAATCCAGGTCCTTCTGACGCGATCAAATATATCGATAATTCGACTGATGTCGCAGCACAGCGTGCCTATGGCGAAGATGCCGTAAACTTCATTAATAATTTTGCCAATATCGATGCTGCTGCGATGGTAGGGGTAAGCAAAAATCTTTCTGGGCGAGCGATTAATCTATTGCAACAGCCTGGCATGGCCGAGCTTGAACCTTTTATCAATGCGGTCAAAGGCTGGAAGCTTCGGGTTTATCGTGCTGTGTTCAATATGGTTCAGCGCCATTGGACGGCAGAGCGCTGGGTTCGTGTTACTGACGATGATCAAGTGGCTAATTTTCTTCAGGTCAATGGTGTTGAGTTAGACGAATATGGTTTGCCAGTACTGGTCAACTCTATCGGTAATCTCGATGTGGACGTGATCCTCGATGAGGGTCCGGATGTCGTGAACATGCAGGCTGATGCCTATGATCAGATTGCGGCTGATCCCAGTGTACCATTTATTGTTAAACTAGAGCTGATGCCTGGGTTGCCGATGAGTAAGAAACAACAAATCAAAGCCATGTTGCAGCCGCCGCAGCCTAATCCTGCGGATGAGGAAGCTAAGAAGATCGCGCTTGCTGCTGCAGCGGCTGATGTTGAAGTGCGACACTCGACGGCGATCAAGAACCGCGCGTCTGCGGTGCAGTCGGTTGCGACCGCTGCCGCGAATGCTGCTAAAGCTATGCTACCTCCAGATGGGGTGTGGCAAGAGGGTGTGCAGGATGCGCCGCTTGTGCCAGCGCCTGGAGCCCAACCGCCTCCTGATCAAATGCCGGTTGCAGCAATGCCACCGGCTCCTGGGGGGATGCCAGGAGGTCCGCCGGGTGTAGGACCGCATCTTGGTGGCGCTCCGGGCGGTCAGACAATGGCGCCACCGCATTTGGGGCCGCGTGTATTGCCGAATGGGCAGATGCAGGTGCCCGACCCAGCGCGGCCAGGTCACTATGCGGTGGTGGCGTAATGGCCAACTATGCTGATTCGCTTTGGGACTCATTGCTGGTGCCGCTGCCTAAGGAAAGCATGGGTGACGCGCTGATCTCTGAGGATCCGTTTGAGCGTGCTGCAATGCGTGCTCGGATGGCCGCACGGCCAGCTGGCGGTAGGCGTGAAGGGGCGTTGTCGGAGGCGCTAAGTGATCCAGCAACGTTGTTCAATATCTCGCCGTTTGGCGCGGCGCGCGATGCCATGACAGCCGCTAACGAGGGCGAATATGGCCGGGCCGCCTTAACTGCTGCGCCTCTTGTGGCCCCGCTTGCTGCTGGCCCTGTAATTCGTGGTGCGGGTGCTGCGCTTAGGGCGGCACCTAAAACTGTTGCCACAGGGGCAGCTGCGCTTGGCCTTGGTGTCCCGACTTCGACAGACGAAGCGCAGACGGCGGAGCCGGGCAAAGACTGGTGGCGCACACCACGCGAGCAGTTTCAACGTGGTACGTTTGAGGCTCCGACACTGACGCCGGAGGAAGAAGCGCAGTTCGTTGTGCCGGAGTGGAAGAAACCAAAGGGTTGGTACGGCGATCGGGAGACCGTGCAGCCTAGTGTCCCGCTGTCGATTGAGCGCGCGCGGATTGCTGATACGCGAAAGCAAGCGCAAGACGTGCAGACTCGCAAAGCTGATTATTTGCAAAAGAAAATTGACACGTCGCGCCGGGATTTTGAGGCTGAGCAAGCTAGGTTACAGGCTGAATATGATGCCGAGCAGGCGCGACTTGATGCGAAGGATCAGGAATACAAGATCGCAAATCAATCGTTTCGTGAGGCGCATCCGTATCTAGCGCCCGCCATTCAAGGAGCCGGTGCAGTAACGGCTGCGCTCGGTCCATTGGCCATCCGCGGGTTACAACTGAGACGTAATAATGCCATCACTGGGCAGCTTGATAAGGCGATGGCTGGTGGCGACTATGCCGCTGGGTTAGAGGGCGCCGCAGGACGCCCAGCCAGGATTGCCGCAAAAGAGCAACTGCAAGCATCGCTTGGCAAGCAAGGCATTGGCCGCATACAGCCAACTGAAATGGGTATTGGCGGCCAGATTGGTTCTGGCATTGCTGGTGGTATCGAGGGTGCTACATCGTCTGTGGTGCCGTACATTATTGACCAAGAGACATTGCCGCTCGGTAGTCATGGCCAGGAGGAATCCTCCGACATGGCGAACTGGCTGACGCGGGCCGCTTACGGTGCCATTCCATCGGCCGCGATGGGTGTGTTCGGTGCGCGGTTGCCAATGAGCCAGGGCCGCGTCCCTGATGTTGCGCGTGCGAAAGGACAGATTAAGGGTTTGGGTGAGGCCATCAAGGCCGATACGGCTGCGGCGAAGGCCGCGGCGGTGCCGAAGAGCCGTGTTGTTGAGTCTACTGCTGACGCCACTGTCGCAGCCCCTGCCAAATCCAAGGTGCCATCGCGATCGCGCAAGAAAAAACCAGCAGAAAGTGAAGAATGATGCTGACGCTTGCGATGTGCAGCCAGACGTGCTGCCACGTGGCTAGAAAAGCGCCAATACTCGCGAGACCGGCGCCTAACGTTATCCAATAGATGGTCAGCCCGCAGATTTGCAAAGCTCGCTGCATGTTCATGCCAAATCTTATCAAGGGGCTGGACCGCTAGCTACCCCTACACGACCGGAAAAGGATACCAGCATGTCGAGATCAATCGGCAGGCTCGCTTCTGCATGCGCAGCTGTCATTGTTGTCGCCATCGCAGGCCATGCTGTCGCTCAGAACGCGTTCCCGACGCCGCAGGGGTCGGCTGCCGGTGGCGCAGTGATTATGTGTCCGTCGACTGCGAATGCCAGTCTTTACGTTCCGTGTTCAACAACTAATCCTGGGCCGTTTGGGGCCGGCGGGGGCGGCGTTGTTGGTAATGTTAGTAATGCCACATCTGGCGTAGCGCCGACAGCGACAAACATTGGCGCAGTTTCTTATCTCTACGGCTGGAACGGGTCGACTTGGGATCAGGCCTCACTGTACACGGTTGGTGTTGCCGGTACGCCAAGCACTCAAGTCGTCAGCACGCAGTTCATTAGTGGGGGTGTCCCGTACGTTGTTGGCGGGGGTGCTGCGGAAGGGGCAGCTGTTTCCGGCAACTCGGTGATAACGGGCGGATGGGACGGCACTAACGTTTACCGTTTTCGTACTATTAGTTCGGCAATATCGTCGAATTACACGCCGCCGACCACCGGCATTCAGCAGGTGCAGGCGTTTACTATGACGTCGAATGGCGATGGCACTTACAGCCCGCCGACCGCGCTCGCTACGAGCACGACTCCTGGTTCGCCGGCGTCAGATATCATGACGACGCAGGCGCCGAACTTTCAGGTTTATTCTGTAGGTGTGGCTGGGCTTGTGCCAGCAGCTGCGGCGACGGACATCTTCTGCGTCACCGGATCGGCGACGAAGACCGTTAACATCCAGCAATTCCAGATCAGCGGCATTGCGACGGCGGCCGCCGCGGTTGACGTTGTTGTTGTGAAGCGCTCAACAGCTAACACCGGCGGCACTTCGACGACACCGACGATCGTGCCGCTTGATAGCGCCAACGCCGCTGTTACAGCCGTGGTGAACGCTTACACCGCCAACCCGACAACCGGCACGCTGGTCGGCAATGTCGCTGCGCGCAAAATAACGATCGCTACGGCGGCTGCGGCGATTCCGATCATGCCGACGATCTTTGAGTTTGTCAGCCCGAAGCTGCAGGGACTGACCTTGCGCGGGACGGCTCAGGTTGCTTGCTTGAATTGGAACGGGCAGACCAATGCCGGTAATTCGGTTGACGTCAGCGTCCGCTTTACTGAGGAGTGACGATGCATCGCGTCGTTGTAGTCCTCATCGCACTTCTGCTTGCGTCCCCGGCGATCGCCGATGGCGTGCAGAAACCTTACGTCGTCCGTGATACCTTCCGCAATGCACCGTTTTGGTACGACTTTGTCCGCGGCCTGACCGGAGGCTACTGCGGCACGGCGATCGCGACTTGCATATCGATCACGCGTACCACTGTTGGGAATGCGCAGACGGTCTCCGGCACCTGGACGGCCTTCGGAACCGGGGCGCTTCGTCGTACCGACAAGGGTTTGCTGATCGAGCAGGCGGCGACGAACAACCTGCTGTGGTCGCGCGATTGGACGAATGCCGCCTGGACTAAGACTAATGCTAATGCGGCGCTGGATGCTATCGGCATCGATGGCGTTGCAGCATCGGCGACGACGCTGACGGCGACGGCCGGTAATGCCACGGCGTTACAATCAATCACGCTGGGATCGGCGAGCTATACTGGCAGTGTCGCTATCAAGTGCGTGACCTGCACTGGAAACGTCCAGATCACGATCGACAACGGCACGACCTGGACGACGGCTAACGCGACGTCATGTCAGAACCAGAATTTTGCTGCGGCTGTTCTCTCGACGACGACCTTTGTGCGTTGCCGATTTCAGCAGACGTTGGCCAATCCCGTTGTAGGCGTGCGCATCGTCAACTCCGGCGATTCTGTCGTCGTAGACGGGGCCCAGCTTGAGGCTGCGATTTCCGGTACCGGTGCCGCGGCCACAATTTCAAGCCCGATCTACACGACCACGGTGGCGGCCACCCGCAACGCCGATGATCTCGTCCCCACGGGGGCGTTGCTCAACTGCATCGGAAATGCCGTTGGGTCGCTCTATGCCCGTACCGGACCAATAACAGCGCTTGGAACGAACACCGTTGTCAATGGCAGTGCGACGAACCGGTTCCTGATCTATTACCAATCGACGACGAACAATACGAGGACCAACCACGGTGGTACGATTTTGATCGCTACGCTTGGATCAGGTAGCGTGACGACCACCGATACCAAGAGCGTCTTGACCCATACATCAGGTGTGCGTGCCTTGGTTGGCAATGGAGGGACAGTCGTCACCGATGCAACGACTGTGGCAGTGTCTGCAACGGCTTTCATCGGTCGGACATCGGCGTCAGCCAGCTATCTTAATGGTTATCTGAAGGAACTCGCATGTTGGCCAAGCATTCTAACGAATGCGCAAGCCCTAGCACTCTCGCGGCTTTGAAGCTTGGCGTTATCTTTCTGCTCGCAGTGACAGTTCCGTCGTCTG